TTGTAAATAGGGTAGTTAAGTTCTTATCTCAATTTGAAATGAAGAAGATATATATTGAAGCAAATAATCAAGGACTACCAGTATTTAATTTGTTGCAACAACATTTGTTTAATAAGATAGAACCTTTCAATACTACAGCAGTAAGTAAGCCATTAATTATAAATAATCTTATAGCAGCATTTTCAACTAAGGAAATAAAGATAATCGATAATGATGTATTAAAGAATGAATTGGAGAGCTTTGAAGAGAAGTATAGTAGCACAGGTAAGGTACAGTTCAGTGCACCAAGCGGAATGAACGATGACTGTCCCATGAGTCTAGCAATAGCCTGGGAGTGTTATAATAAGAACAAGCATCAATTCATAGCAATTGAGTTTTGATTAGAGGCATATATAAAAATATTTAGATAAAAAAGAAAAGATATGGTTAAGATTAAATTTGGAGAAGACATATATGAATTACCAACAACATGGAATGAAGTTAAGATATTTCATTACCAAGAAATAAAGAAGTTAGACTATGCTGAATTAGGTAAACTAAAGTATATTATAAAAGTAGTTCAAGTATTCACAGGTCTACCTGAACAAGCAATCATTAATTCACCAGCATCAGCACTTACAAAGATATATGAGGTAATTAGTTTTATATATACTGAACCTATGACCAATGAAATAACAAATAAGTTTCTAATTGGTGATGATGTATATACACTTAAAGAATTCAGTGACTTAACAACAGGTGAGCGTATATCACTTGAAGTATTACTAGAGAATGAGATAGACGATGTATTCCCTGAGATAATGGCAATACTATTCCAGAAGAACGATGAGACCTTCAACGCTAACACAATGAATACAATAGCAGATGATATAGCAACTGAGGTGGGGATAGGTCAATTATATGGTGTGTTACTTTTTTTTTGTCAAGTCGAAAAAACCTTTTTAGTCAATATCCAAAATTATTTAGTAGTGCAGAAGGAGATACAGAAGATGGAGAAAATGACGAAGACGAAGAGGATGATATACAAGACAAAGAAGAAGATGAAACAAATATCAGACTATATTGGAAACAGTTTGTCAACACACTGGCAGAAGGGCGATGGTTGGATGAAGAGAAGGTTTATAAAACAAACTTCGTAGCAGCGTTAAATCATATGTTGTATAAGGTTATAAAGCAAGAGCAAGAAATAAAGCGTACATCAGGTAATAGATTATTATAAGAATAGTCGCTACAATATTAGATATTTAAAATAAAATAGAAATATGGGAACATCAAAATCATTAACAATAAACCAAATCGTAGAAATCTTCAATGATTTTGCTAATAGACATTTACAGATAAATGATTTTTATATTGGTGCCGTCGATAAAATTGGTGATAGTAAAGAATTCGTATACCCATTATTCGCTGCTATACCAGGTGATATAATCATAGGTAGTAACCAATCAAATGGTATACAACGTACAGCAGAGTTTAGATTTACTATACTAGCAGCTGACCTTGAGAAGAGAGATGATAGCAACGAAACAGAACTAAGAAGTGATATGGTTCAAATACTATCAGACTTCATTGCAGAATGCGATGAGAATGAATTCTTTTACACCAATCAAATTGAAGTTATTGGTGACTTAGTAATGACACCCTTCACAGAAAGGTTTAGTGACCTTGTTACAGGTTACGCATTACAGTTCAACTTAAGAGTACCATTTCGCTACCTTTATTGCGAAGCTCCAGCAGCTATTAAAGAAGATAAAAAAATAATTGGAGATTGCTAATGACAACTGAAGAATTAGAAAAAGCGGTTAATAAGTTTGGTATTGATACGGTAGTAGCCATTGGTGCTGCATTGAAGAGCGTAGGAGCGGATAACACTGGTCAGTTAATTAATAGCCTAAGGACAGAGCTTAAGGATACTGGTGATGGTATTGCGATGATGATAAAGGGTGATGAGTATTTTCAAAATATTGAAGAGGGTAGATTACCTGGGAAGCAACCACCATTAAGTGATATAGTTAAATGGGCCAAGAGTAAAGGATTACCAGAAGGAGCAGCATTCCCAATAGCTAAAAATATTGGTAAATTTGGTATAAAACCAAAACCAGTATTACAAGAAATAATTAAATCAAATGAATTCACTAAAAATTATAAATTAATTAGTAAAGCATATGCTAAGGATATAGCAAAAGAAATAAGTAGTATAATAAAAGAAACTAAATAATGACATTTCAAATAGTAAGAATACCAGCATTAATGCAACCAGTATATAATCCAATGATATATAGTGTAAATAGTACTAATTGGAATGAACCAGGATTTAGATATACATCTGATATATTTCTTAATGGTAGTAAGATACCAAACGCTAGGTATAATACATCAGAATACGTAACAAATACAGTATCAACATTAACTAAAGCACCTACTTTTAACCAATCACAATATTGGGATAGTAGTGATATAGCACAATCTTTTTTAAGTTATAACTTCACAGGTGATACTAGATTTATAACACCAAGTGGAAATAACACTGTTGCATTCCTAGAAAATACATTATCTGATAAGACATTTGCTTTAGATAAAAGTGTTGGTGCAATTACAATAGGTACATTTATCTTTAATGGTGGAGAAGATAGAAATGATTTTAAAATTAATGAAGAATTCGATACTTATTTCTATAAATACTTACCTGTATACGCACAATTAATTGGTGGAAGTGGTAATTTCTTAACTCATTTCAATACAAGAGAAGTTACTTTAGAAGATACTGGTACACTAGCTTGTTTTAATGGTGTATTCAGTGGTAAAAGTGCTCCAGAGGTAACTTGTGATACTGACGCATTTGATATTACTACTTATGTAGGTGGTGCAGTAAGTGGTGAATGGACCTATCCAAATAAATATAGAAATGATGAAAATACTTATGATTATTTAGGTGATACAGTAAGGTCAACCAGAAATGCTAGAATAACTATACCAGCGTATCCAAAAAATCTTAAGCAGTATGCCCCTTGGTGTTTTGATGATAATTTTTTTACTGGTGATTTCGGAATGATTTCAACTGAACCACATAACTTTGAGGTCGGAGATGAGATATACGTGTATCAAGACCCAGGCTACATACATGGCGATTACAATGGCCTTACAACTGTAACAAGAATTATTTCACCTTATATAATTGAAACTGATAAACCTTGGTTAGGTAATACACCAGCAAATGGTGGTAGTGTTGTAACTAAATCAACAGTACTTAAAGTGGATGATACGATACTAAACGTTACAGGTGTAACTAATAACGCTGGTTTTCCTGAGTTCCACTTCGATACAAATATTGAAGATATATCACCATTTGCAGAAATAGTTACCTCTGGTATGACAAATTATAACTTAAATGACAACCGATTTATAGCTATCTTAAACAACCCTAATAGTTGTGTAGTCATAACAGCTTTAAATGGTAATGACACTGGAAAAGCGTTAATACGAACTCGTATGCCATTATCAAGTGAGAAGTTTTTAGTTGATAATACAAGTTATAATATACAATTTTCAAAATATAGTGCTGATACATTAACCTATATAACATATGGTCGTGGTGCTACATTTAATATAGTAAATAGATGTAGTAAAGATAAGAGAATTGAATTATTCTGGTTAAATAAATTAGGGGCATTTGATAGTATATTAACTCACCAACAAAACACAAAGACTATTGAGTTTAATAAAGAGAGTTATGGTAAGAGACTTGGTGAGTTTGTTAGAGATAAGCGAGGTACAGGTTTTCACGGTTATAATTATTCAACTATGGATTTTGAGCAACAAAATTTTAATGGTAACCAAAAGACTAAATATACAGTAACAACTGATTTTTTAACGGAAGAAGAAGGTGAGCGTATAATTGAGTGTATGGGTAGTAATGTCGTTTTTATGTATGAGAATGGAGTGTTTACACCAGTAGTAACTACAATTGAAGATGTCACTGTTAAGACAAAAAGAAATAATAAACTTATAAATTATTTAATCTCATTAGATTTAACATATAATCGTTTAAGTCAACGTAGATAATAGGTCGTACTATAAATGATATTTAAATAAAAAACATATGTCGAATAAGAGTAAGTTATTTATATACGATAAAGAATTAGCTAGTGATGCCGTAATAACTAACGGTGATTTCAATGGTAATTTAAATGGTTGGACAGTTACACCAAGTGCTAATTGGACCTATGATAGTGGAAGAGCATCAGCGAAGTTAGGTAATACTGGAACCATATCACAATCGGTTAGTGGATTAGTGATTGGTAAGGAATACACCATCAAGTTTTTTATGTCACATCCAAGTACTGTACGTACAGATGGAGGAAGCTTAAGTGTTACTATAAACGGAGCGACTACTGTATACTCTAATGCTGGTTGGAAGGAAATTACATTTATATATACCACATCAGATACATTAACATTAAGTCAAGACAGTGATTTTAACGGTATAATTGATAAGATAAGTATTGAGTTAACAACTAATAGTAGAACTAACTATACCAATACATATCGTGAAATATTTTTAAGTGACGATGAGTTCGTTAACCTTAACTTTGCTGTGGCAGATGTTGCCACAATAAACTCACGTAACTCTTCATATAGTCAATCTATCACTATACCAGCTACAGCTGAAAATAATTTAGTATTTGAACACCTATATAATATAGATATTGAAGATACCAATCTATATTTGAATAAGAAAAATGGGGCCTTATTGTATTATGGTGATGCATTAATCATTGATGGTATATTAGAATTAACATCGGTTAATAGAAATGATTTCAACAATGTAGTTAGTTATACAGTAATAGTAAGAAGTAATGTTAAAACATTTTCTGATGAAATATCAGATAAGTTTATTACAGGAAATAACGATTTCACTAAGGATATAGATTTTAGTGAGTATGACCACGTATTTACTACACTTAACATTAGGAATACTTGGAGAGATGGTGACACACCAGCTTGGCCAGCATTACCAACCGAGAAATATGGTAGTGGTTATTATTATCCAATAATTGATTACACAAATATTGAAAGTAATGTTAGTTTAAATTATGAAGATTTTAGACCAGCAATATATGTCAAGGAATTATTCGATAAGATAATTGCAGATACAGATTTCACTTATAGTTCAACTTTTATTAATAGTGAATACTTTAAAAAATTAATATTACCATTTGTTGGTGAAATCAAAACATCAGATGATGAAATTGAGGAACGTAAATTTAGAGCAGGGTTAAAAGATGATATAATAAATCAATACTATTTAAATCGTTTTTTAGCTCATGGTCGTTCATCCAATGCTGGTGATGATTCTAAAATATTTCCAATCAATGATGATATAGAACCACCATTATTAGATTTTTTCGACAACGGTGGTAACTTCTTTACTGGTGGTAATTACTATAGGGTACCATCTAAGGGTATTTATAAATTTCATTTCAATACCAATGACGCTATACCATATTTATATGATAATACACAATTAGCAGCTGCATTTTATAATCCAGTTGGACCTAATGACGATATTGGACCAAGAATGGAACTTACAGTAAGAGTTCTTAGAAAAAGAAATAATGTATTTAGTATATTAAAAAGTAAGAATCATATAATAAAATTACCAAATTATTTTTATAATGGTAAGATATGGATTAACGGTGTAGGGTTTCGTAAGACAGCATTACCCCCACAGTCTTTTGATGTTGTCAGTGATGAAGAAGAGTTAGAATACGGTGATTTGATTTACATACAAGTAGCACTAAATAATAAATTAAGTGCTTGGCAAGATACATTAGGTAGAGCTGTTGGTAGTGGTCAGTTCGTGGGTACAGTAGACTTTAAAAGATTAAACCCGAATGATACGGCTAGACCAGCAACTGTCTTTTACGTTGAACCAATTAAATCTTCTGGGTTACTTATTGGTGAGCAAGTTAATATCAATGATACCCTACCAAGAGGTATTAAACAAATTGATTTTATTAATTCATTAATTAAGATGTTTAATTTAATAATTGATGTTGATAAGGTTGATTCAAATAAGTTAATTATAGAGCCTAGGGAGCAGTATTTATCTTCTGGTAATACAATTGATTGGACGAGTAAATTAGATACAACACAGGACATTACAATTGAGCGTATACCAACATTAATTGATAAGAACATTAGATTTACATATGAGGAAGATGATGATTATTATAATGATGATTATAAAACTAAATATACTGAAACATTTGGTGATTATGAAATATTAAATATTGATAAGACAAAAGACGAAACATTAATTGATATTATTTTTAGTCCAACACCAAGTAAGGTTTTACCTGGTACTGATTATATCATACCACAAATATGGCAAGAAGAAAGTAATGGTGATATAGTAGTTAAACCTTATAATATAAGGATACTTCATAGATTAGATATTTACGATAATTCATCACAACCTTTTTCACTTGTTAAAACTGAGTCAGCAATGACCTATATTGGTATTGATACTAACGACACAGTGGACGCACCTTCATCTAATTGGGTATTTCATATGTGTCCAACTGCTGGTCATATAGAAGACCCATACGATGGTACATCTAAAGATTTAAACTGGGGTTACAGTAAGGAGTATTATGCACCATTATATCCAGATAACTTACCTCAATGGGGTAATTTATATAATACATATTGGAGGAATTATATTGAAACCATCATAGATGTTAACAGTAAAAAAGTTACAGCTTACTTTAAATTATCAGAGATAGATATATATAACTTTAATTTCAATGATAAAATTATTGTTGATGGTCAATTCTTTTTAGTAAATAAGATAATTGATTGGAATCCAAATGTAATTACTGAAGTAGAGTTAATTAAATTAAAGGAGAATTCATTACCAACAAGTGATAATGAAAAAAGAGACGATACTACTATAACACTTGATTATAATAATGTAGAGTACAAGAGTGCAGCTGTACCATTAAAATCAAGGTCAGTTAGTAAAACTCAAAAATTAAAGGTTAGTAACAAATCATTTATAACAAGTTATACTAATACAGAGAATACTGAAGAATTACCTGATTGGCCATTAACAACTGGTCAAACAACAACTACTTTCTCAGGTCAGACTGTTGAAGGTGTTACTGGTGTTACTCGTTCAGAACCAACTAGTGTAACAAATGTAAGTAGAGGATTTGGTAGTGGTAATAATAACGTTATTGATAGTAAAAACTTCATACTAGCTGGTAGAGGTAATGTATTTACTGGACCAAATATTAATTCACTAACAATTGGTAATACTAATGAAATTGGTAATAATACTCAAAATATAACAATTATTGGTAATGATAACAAGGTTGATAGTAATATATCTAATGTTCAAATATTAGGTGGTGAAAATATTAATCTACAGAAATCAAATACAACTGTACTTGGTAATCAAACCATATTAACAAATAAACCTATAGAATCAATTATACACGTCATATCTGCACCAAATTTAGATGGTAAGGTAATTAATCCATTTAATACACAAAAGCTAGTACACGTTATGTCAGGTGGTAATATGATAGATGGTGTTAGACCATTGAGAAGTGTAAACACGATATTTGTTGTTGATAGTACAACTAAAACTACATATGATTATATCAATGTAGGTGATAGTATTGTTAGAGATGCAAATGGTAATATAATTAGTTAAAGTTAAAGAACTAAATAATAATATTTAAATAAAAAAAAAACATGCCAGAAAATATATTAACAAATTTTCAATACTCACGTCAACAACAAAGATATAGTGAATTAAGTGGTGTTACTCCAACTATATTTAGTGGTAGTACATCAGCTTTTACCGAAACAGACCAAATGGTATTGGGAAATTTCAGAGAAACAGACATTTTAAATGCTGAAATGTTCGTAAATGCAAATGAAAAAAGAGTATTTATGAGGGCTGGTAACAGTATATTAGAGTTTATAACATCTGGAGGTACGCTTGATAATGTATCAACCACTGGTGGTACTTGGAATGATGTCACAAACAACTTATTATTTACAAAATCAGATGGTAACACATATAATGTAGATATTGATTCATTTTCTGGACTTACGGTTAATGGTATACTATCAGCTACTACATTAAATAGTGATATTATACTTTCAGGAGGTACGAACTTATTAGATATATTTGCCACATCAACTGATGTTAGTGGTAAATGGGATGCTCAATCAGGTACTTACAAGAAAGTAGCACTATGGTCTCCAGATGGAAATACACTTGGTGACTCACAATTAGAAGATTGGGGTGTAGGTTCAGGTAGAGGTATTGGTTTAGGTGATGTAGCTTTACCTAATATAGCTATACATGTAGCTGATAATACATGGGATTATGGTATAGATTGTAGAATTAGTGAATCAAGCGGTAATTACGCTTATGGTGCTTGGATTGGTATGTCAAAACCTTCAGGTCTTAGGGGATATGGTGTTATAGGACAATCTGTAACTGAATTAGGTGGTACTAATAACATATCTGTTGGTGTTTACGGACATGCAGAAGGTAGTAGTACTTATATCCCTTTAGGTATTACATCTGTTGGTGGTAACTTCCAAGCGGGTTATAATATTTATAATACTGGTGATACAGCAGCTGTAGTAGCTTACAATTCATTTAGTGACCATGCTAATGATAACTACGGTATAATTGTAGAAGCTGAGAACCAAGGTACTGGTTCATCATACATTGGTAGATTTGATGATGATAGAACAACAGGTGTTGGTAAATATTTAAAATGTATCGCAGCAGACGGTACAGCTGAATGGGCTACTGTAACAGATAGTGGTGAAGTTAACACTGCATCTAACGTTGGTGCTGGTACAGGTATATTTGCACAGAAAAGTGGTGTAGACTTAGAGTTTAAAACTATAACTTCAACTGGAAGTACAGTAACTATAACTAGTGATTCAACTACAGTTAATGTTGAAGCTGACTTCGTACAGGACTATGACCCTAGGGTGACTTCTACTGCATCAACAGCTACACTTACGGTTGATAGTTCAAGTACTGACCAAAGTATCCTTACAGCACAAGCTGCGGCATTAACAATAGCTGCTCCAACTGGAACTCCAGTACAAGGTAGAAAGTTAATATTAAGAATTAAAGATAATGGTACAGCAAGAGCAATAACTTGGAATGCTATTTTCAGAACAATGGGAACAACATTACCAACAACAACAGTTATATCTAAGACGGTATATATTGGTTGTGTATATAACTCTACAGACACAAAATGGGATGTTGTAGCAGTAGCACAAGAAGCATAATATAATATGACATACTATATAATAAGTGAAATAGGATACGCTGGGGGTAATTTAATATACACCCCAGTTGCGTATGGCTCTACCGAAGAGGCTAATATTTATGGCGTAAGTATTCAATCTGGTATTAATTTTAATACTTGGGTTGATTCAAATAAGGGTGGATTGGAGAATGGTACAATAACACCTGAGAGTTACATACTTTCAGTTGGAACTGTTTATGAAATAGGATGGGTAACTGATAATATTGACGGTTTGGACTTACCACATTTAGATGATACAGATATAACAATAACTTTAAGTAATTAAGATATGGCAATAGCAATAGGAAATAGAACTTTATCTAACTTAACCCCAGGTGCATCAACGCAAACATTATCACATACACATAACGTTGGTGCTGATGGAGTACTACTAGTAGCTTTATGTATGTCTAATACTGTAGATTATTCAGGAGTTACATATAATGGTGTAGCAATGACAGAAAGACTTAACTATAACTCTGGTAGTTTATCTCAAAGATGGGCGTTTTACGAATTAGCAAGTCCAGCAACAGGGGCAAATAACATAGTTATAACTTTCACTGGAACTCAATGGAATCCTATAAGTGTAGTAGCACAATCTTTTACTGGAGCAACGGTTGGAGGAGCAATTGGAAACAATGATGTTGGACCAACACCAAACTCAAAGAACTTAACTATAGCAACAAACTCCATCATTTACTTAATGGGGGTTTCCACACAAACACAATCGTCTGGATATGATATAAATGGTAGCACAAGAACTAATTTATTTGCACATAATACAAATAGACAAGTTGAAGCAGCATTATCTGCAACTGGAATAGGAGCAGGGTCAATAGCTTGCGTTACCAAGGTAGATGTTGGAAACATAACCAACACAAGAATAGAGATACCAGAAGCAGGTACACCGCCAGTTGTTAGTAGTGGTAACTTCTTATTAATGTTCTAAGGTAACAATTACCTTTTTATAATAACATATTTAAATAAAAACAAGATATTATGGCTATTAGTGCTCAGGAGATAATTATAGACTTACAAATTAACGACAAAGGTTCTGCTAAGTCTTTAAACGAATTAGAACAAAGGTTAGTTAATCTTAAGGATGCGTTGAAGGACACAGCCATAGGTTCGGATGACTTCAAGAAATTAAAAGCAGAAGTAATTAAGGCAGATGCTCAAGTTAAAAATCTTAATAAATCTATAGAAGGTTTAGACACTGAAGCTATGGCAGGTGAGATTGGTAAATTTGGTGGTGGAATCACCGCAGCATTTACAGGTGTCGCAGCATTAGTCGGCAACTCAAGTGAAGAATTCGAAAAGTTTACAAAGAACATCGTTACAGGTATTGCTGTTGCTCAAGGTTTTAAGGGTGCAACAGAGGCATACACTGCTGCACAGAAGTTAGCAATACCCGTACAAAGGGCATTAAACGCTGCATATAAAGCTAACCCAATAGGACTTACAATAGCAGCTGTTGCTGCATTAGCTGCTGGTATAGTTTACTTGGTTACCGTTATGGGTGACTACACTGAAGAAGGTAACCGAACTATAAAGATGCAGAAGGACCTTGACACTATTATGGATAAGAGTACGCAGACTGTATTTAAGTTACAAATAGAATTAGCTAATTTAAATGAACAATATCAAAAGTCTGCTGACCTTCAACAAGCTTTATTTGAAAAAGAGAAACTTCAAGATTATAATGATTTATTGGTGGAAACTAAGAATAGGTTTATTGAGCAAGGTGAAGCTGCTGGTAAAAATGGTGGTATAATACAACAAGCATTAGAGGATGAGACACAATTAATTGGTGAGAAAGCCGTATTAGAGGAAAGATTAAATAGAGTAGGTTCTGTAACTCTTACAGCAGCTGGTAAAAAAAGGTTGCAAGATAAAATTGATAATATCGAAAAAGAAATCGATGCTAATGAAATAAAGTATACTAATTTAATTAATCAAGATGAAATATATTTAACTAAACAACAATCTTTAGATAAAAAATATGCACTTGAACAAGAGGTCCTTAATAAGAAATTAGAGAAAGAAAATAATGATAGATTAGCTGCAGCACTTGAGGCAAGAAAGAAGTTCTTAGATGATTTAATTACTTTAGAACAGAAGTATATTGATGAATTAAAAGGTGAGAAAGATTTATATATTGAAACAGAGAAGAAGTTTGCGTTACAACTTATTGGTTTAAATCAGGAGATATATGATAAAGAATTAGCTTTATTGGTAGAGAGGGAAAAGCAAGATATGGATTCTAGAAATAGAAGTCGTAAAGATAGAATGGATGGGTTTAAGAAAGAACAAGCTGATATACTTAAAATTAAAGTAGAAGACTTAAACAATGAAAAGAAATTTAACGCTGCTATTAAAAGATTAAGTAACGAAGAATTAGCTACTTATACTAAGGTTACTTCTACTATGGTTGAGATTAGACTTTCGATACTTAAAAATCAATTAGCATCTGAGGTAAGTCTTAATAGTGAAATACTTCAATTACAAATTGATAGGAGAGATGCTTTTATTGATGTTGTTAAGGAAATTAAAAGTGCTAACGAAATGTCGTCAGCTAATATGATTGATAATGTTAGAAAAAGAAACTTAAAGATAATTGATTTAAATAATGCGTTAATTACAAATGGTATTGTAAAAGAAATACAAGAAAATGAAAAGTTAAATGAAAGTTATAAGAAAAGATTAGAAACCTTAGATGAACAAATAAAATATGCTAATGAGAGCTTAGTAAAGGTAGAGGCTGCATTAGTATTAGAAAAAGAAAAATTTAATTTAACTGATAAAGAACTAAAAGCAAGACGAGACGCAATTGATGTTTTAAAACTTAGTGTAACAGTATTTGAGAAACAAAAAGAAATCATTACCGATGAAGTTGAATTAATTAATAAGGGAAACATAGCTTTAGCAGCTAAGTTAGGAATACAAGGTAAGATAACTAAATCAGCTAAGGAAGCTGCTAACCTTGCTGCAGATGAATCGTCATTACAAGCTCTTGTACAAATTAATAATAGAAAATTAGAGTTAGTTAAAGGTCAGTGGAAAAAAGAACGTGACTTAAAGGTGGAGAACTTATCATATACAACTCAACTTGAGTTTAACACATTAGATAAAATATATAAAAGTGGTGCTATTATAACAGAAGATTACGAGTTGGCTAAGAAGGATATTGAAGATAAGTTCAGAAAAGAAAAGATAGAGTTAGAGCTTGAAGGTTATATAAAATTGGCTAAGGTTGGTCAAAAAATATTTGGTGATTTCCAGACTATATTACTTAACCAATCAAATGCTAGAGTAGATGCTGAGTTACAGAAAACTAATGATAAGTTAGATGCTGAAGTTAAAGCGTTAGATGGTGCGGTTAATGCTGGTATTGAAACTGAGGAAAGTAAAAATGATAAACTAGAACAAATAGATAGAGATAGAGCTAAAGCTCAACGTAAAGCAGCATATGATAAGGCTAAGTCTGAGAAGTCTGCAGCTTTAGTTAAGATAGCTATTGAAACAGCTATTGCTGTAGTTGAAGCGGCACCTGTCATACCATTACAGCTACAAGCAGCCGCCTTAGGGACCTCACAAGCGGCTGTAGTTGCTTCTCAACCATTACCTCAACTAAAAAGAGGAGGTAGGATTAATGGACCATCACATGAGAATGGAGGTGTGCCACTATATAAGAATGGTAGTAAAATCGCTGAAGTTGAAGGTGACGAACTTATAATGACAAAGGGTGTAGCACAGTCACCAGCGTTATTAATGGCAGCTAGTGCACTTAACGAAGCGGCAGGTGGTGTATCATTTACAAATAAAAACTTCACACCGTCAGGTGGTGATGGTGCTGGTACTGGTAGTATGGTAGCTGTAATCGATGAAGCGTCATTAGCTAGAGTAATGAACAGTATAACTTCAATTCCAGTAGTTAATATCGCATCTAAGACGGGTAATATTGACCGTAAAGTTAAGAACATTGAATCAAAAAGTACATTTTGATTAGATTATAAGATAATAATATTTAAATAAAAAAAGATATGATAAAATATAACGATTTACCAGTATTTGAATTACTTGCACCTGAAGATGAAATGGGTGTATTCGCTATATCATTAGTCGATAGTCCAGCTACTGAAACAGAATGGTTAGCATTCTCTGAACAAAAACTAGCCGAAGAAGTGAAGTTTAAATTAGATAGTGACAAGCAGATATTAACTGCACCATTAATGTTAGCGAACACACCAATATATCGAAAAGATAAGACAAACGGTGAGCACTACATTGTATTCAGTGAAGCAACCTTAGAGAAGATGAGTATTAATTTCTTTAAGAATAACGTAAGAGATTTCAATGAAATGCATAATTCAGCTTTTGGTATTAATAATACTACTGTAGTAGAGAGTTGGTTGAAGACATCAGACCAAGATAAATCTGTTGGATTAGGATTTAAAGATGCACCATTAGGTTCGTGGTTTATTTCTGTGTTCATTGATGATAAGGAGTTCTGGGAAGACAATATTAAAACAGGGAAATTTAAAGGTTTCTCTTTAGAAGGACTTTTTGAGAAAGTTCAATTATCATCTGACGAAGTTCCTGCAAAGGAAACTGAAGAAGAAGAGTTGAATGATTTCATTAACAAGTTATCGGAGATAGTCTCTGGTGACTTAAATAAAGCAGAATTATTAGAAGGACTTAAAGGTTTGTTATAACGATAGTTGTTAAAACAAATAAAGTTAAAATAATAATTGTGCGAAAAACAATAATAATATATTTAAAGAAAAAGGTAAACATTATGATGACAAATTTAAAAAAGACTATTTCAGCAATCGTTGCTAAGTTTGAAAACGAAGAAGTTGTTGCTAAGTTCAAAGATTACACAATCGGAGAAGGTGATGAATCAATCGTAGTTAGAATTGACGGTGAAGAATTAGAAGTTGGTGAAACAATTTCAGTAGTAGCTGTTGACGCTGAAGGTGTTGAACAAATTACACCAGCACCAGACGGTGAGCATATTATCGAAGAAAAAGTAATCGTTGTAGTAGACGGTCTTATTACTGAGGTTAAAGAAGTTGAAGACGAGGTAATCGTTGAAGATGAAGTTCCAGTAGCAAGTGAGTTCTCAATAGTAGTTGAAGGTTTTGAAAAACTAGCAGCTAAAATTGAAGCATTACAATTAGAATTAAAAGAAGTAAAAGAAGCTAACGTTGTGATTAAGTCTGACTTAGCTAAGTTCGCAGCACAACCTGCAGCACAATCTTTGGAAGTACCAAAGAAATTATCACATGATATGTCAATAACTGACATCTTAAAAAATAAATAAGAATAATAATAATATAAAATTTAAAAAAAAACAACATGGCACAATTTAATGTATCAGGATTATCAACTTACACTGACGAAATCAGTGGAGAATTAATCAAAAAAACGTTACTTGCGGGTAACACAATGAGTAAAGCGGGTATCTCTAAGAACCCAGGTATTAAATCTGCAAAGAACTTAAATATCTTAACATCAACTATCGTTGGTGCTGATGGAGCAGGATGTGGATTCACAGATGCTGGTGAGACAGCTTACACCGTAGTACCTTTATCAGTTGACCCTATTAAAGTAGAGAAATCTTTTTGTCTTAACACACTTGAAACCAAGTGGTTACAGGTTGGTTTAAACCCAGGCTCTTACCCAGAAGATTTAGCCTTCGAAGACGTATTAACTTCGGAGCAGAGTACTCTAATTTCTAGAATGGTTGATAGCCAAATATGGTTAGGTAATAAGGCTACAGGTTCAGGAAATTTAGCCTTAGCTGATGGTATTATCACTAAGATTGACGCTGCTTCAGCTTCAACTATCAACGTAAGTTCTACAGGATTTACATCTGCTACAGCAATCGCTAAGGTAGATGAGTACGCAGCATTAATTCCATCTGAAATGGCAAGTGCAGGTAATGTAACTCTTTATATGAGTTTCTCTGAATTCAGTAAGTATACTGTAGCTTTAAGAGAAAAGAATTACTTCCACATCACTCCAGATTTCAATACTGCTGACGGTGTTAAGCATCCAGGAATGGATAACTTGATGGTTGTTCCAGTTATGGGTCTTGGAGGTTCTGTAAGAAAAGTTATCGCAGCTGATGGTAACCTTCAAATTGGTTTTGATTTAGAATCAGATAGCTCTGAATTCCAAAGATGGTACTCTTTAGATGCACAAGCATTGAGATACAGAATAAGGTATAAATTAGGTACAGCAGTGGCCTTCCCAAGTCAAACGGTAAACATATCTGACTTAGTATAATAGTTATACAAAACAAATAGATTTATAGGGGTGTTTAGCCCCTATAGATTAAATAAATAAAATAATAATAAAATTAAAAACTAAAAAATATGTCACAAGCAAATTGTCTATTAGACACAGGTATAGCTAGAGTGTGTAAATCGAATGCACCAGGAAACGTTGAGATTTATATCGGAAACTTTTCAGGAGCTACATCTTATACAACTGACGCTGATAACCTAATTACTGGTGTAACTTCAATGACCCCAGTTTATAAATTTGAGTTCCCAAGGAACACAGCTGGATTTGTCGAAAATATCCAATCTACTCCAGTAAATGACGAGATAAGTTACCAACAAGTGGTATCTATGGTATTCAATAAAAGGGATGTAGCAAAGAGAAACTTAATGCTTCTATTAGCTAAGGCCACTACTGTAATTATCATAAAGGATTCTAACGGTTTATATACCCTTGTAGGTAAAGAAGTTGGGTGTGACCTTTCTACTGGATTAAACCAATCGGGTGTTGCAACTGGAGATAGAAATGGCTACGAGTTTGAATTCACAACTGAATCAGCTAGTCCTGCTGCATTTATTGAGTTTGATGCATTCTCTTCATTTATTGACGATACACAAATTTAATAAATCTAACTTTAGTATAATAATATTAATACCTATCCTTTATTGGGTAGGTATTTTTTGTTATATGTGGGTCCACCTTTCTCTACGTTTAATAAGGCTAATCTGTGAGGTACTAATACCATATAATAGAGATAAAGTAACACCAGTTTCGTTTGAGGCTCTTATATCTAACACTTGTTGTTCAGTTAACTTTGAATTGGTGTTTAAACTACCATTATCACATCGCAACTTAGTATCTATAGCGTGATTAATGTTCTCTTTAGATGTATTCCATTCAAGGTTCTCTACCGTGTTATCAGTCTTGATACCATTGATGTGGTTAACTTGGGGTTTGTTATATGGGTTTGGTATGAATACATTAGCTACTAATCTATGAGTTCTAAAAGATTTAACTTTACCATTTTTAGTTAAACCAACACATAAATAACCTTTTTGATTGGTACATAGTTTCAATATTACCCCATTATGTTTTCTAATTGTTCCATAACCACTTACCCATTCTCTTGGTAATGATTTAACTCTACCAATGTTACTAACTTGATATAGTCCAATATAACCTTCAATATCTTTCCAAATTTCTTTCATAGAACAAATATACGTAATTAGTTTAACACACACAAATAAAATATTTAAAGAAAAAAAGTATGATTTATCTTAAACAAAATCAAATAAACGATGTTGTATTCACATTGAACGAAAAGAATCAACTAACAGGTGTTACTTCTGGTTTTACATTTATTTTTGACCATACCGACACTAATACCAACGTTACCTTCACTGGTACTGACGTTAGTACGTGTCCGAACAGATACAATCGTTTTTTAATAACTACTACTGGTGCTACCTCGGTAAACTTATCAGCATCAACAATTAATGTTTTGGATGGTTTTCATAACTACACAGTAACCAACATTAGTGGGACCACATTAGAAACAGGGATAGTTATGGTAAGTGGTGCTACAACACCAGTACCAGTATATGAAGTACCAGTAACAAAAACAAAAATAGTTTATGAAAGATAAAGAAAATAAAGAAAATCAAAACGGTTTTGAATCGTTCTCAATGGATAGTTACGTCTTACCTATTATAAGTGAAACATATAATAAAGATTGGATTAACTTCGGTGTAGATAATCTATATCCTGACTACTTGTTAGACTTATACAGAACATCACCAAAGAATGCAGCAATGCTAAATACTATATCTGATATGATTAGTGGAGAAGGTCTTTTAGGTGGTTCAGATAGCTTTAAAGCTAATATCTATAATGATGATGACTTAGAAACTATTGTAGCTAAGATTTCTATGGATTTAGCAATATATAATGCGTTTGCACTTAATGTAATTTGGTCCAGAGATGGTTCTAAGATTGCACAAATTAAGTTTGTAGATGTAAGTACCGTTAGATTTAGTAAAGAAGAAAATGGATTTTATGTTAGTAAAGACTGGGGAAATACTAGAAAAGAAATTAATAAACCAGTCTGGTGTGCTAAATTTAACGCTGATGATAAGATTAACAAATCTCAATTACTTTATGTACCAAAATATAGCCCATCTATGCAGTATTACTCTATACCTTCCTATGTTTCTGCAATTGGAGCTATAGAATTGGATAGAGAAATACAAAGATATAATCTACAAAATGCGAAGAACAACTTCTATCCTTCAATGAACGTACAAGTTAACAGTGGTATACCCTCAAAAGAGGAGAGACAAACATTTAAAAGACAACTTACACGTGAATTCAGTAGCACGGAAAACGCTGGAAAGATGATTGTAACCTTTTCATCAGATAAAGAACACGCTACAGAGTTCACACCAATCGAAATTAACGCTTCTACTGAACGATTTATTGAAATTGATGCTAAGATACTACAAGCTGTGTTAATGGCTAATGGTGCTACTAATCCAGAGTTATTCGGAATTGCTGTACCAGGTAAATTAGGTAATTCAGAACTTAGTGAATCATTTGAGATATATCAAAAGAAAGTTATTAGCTCTTACCAAAAATTAATAGAAAAGACACTTAATAAATTTGCTGTTATTAATGGTGAAGCTGCTGATATCAAGATTGATAAGTACAAAGTCATAGCTGAGATTGCTAAACAAGAAAATAATAATACTCAAAATTTAAATGATTAATTATGGCAAATGCATATGATGTAGCATTACTATCAACGGACCAATTAAAGCTCTATAGCGAGATTGAACAAAATGTAGAAGATAATACATTAACTCCAAATATTATCCGTGCACAAGAAATGGAAATCCAACAGATATTAGGTACACCACTTTATAAAGATATCCTTATTAAGTTTTCTGGTGGTACGCTGAACTCAATTGAAACTACATTGATTAGAGATTATATCTTTCCTTGTTTAGTTGAATACAGTGTTTATTACGCAATGCCTTCTATCTGGGCAAAGTTAGAAAACTCTTCAGTTGTAAATAAGACTCCAGAGAATAACCAAGTGGTTGACTTGAAGGGCTTGAAATACAGAAGAGATGACGTTAAAAACTCTGCGGAATTCTTAGCAACTAGAATAATCAACTTTTTGTGTGACCAATCTAATTCTTTTCCTCTTTATACGGCTTCGTCTAACGACTTATATCCTTCAAGGGTGGCTTATGACTCAGGAATTGTATTTAATGACACTACAAGCGTTCCTAGTGGTATCCCTGTTGATTATGGTAATCGTTGGTGGTATAGTCGCTACAGATAAATAACAATTAAAACAAATAATTAAAAAAATATGAAACAATATTTATTAAATTTACTATTAGCTACAATAGCCATATTAT